CGCCCGCTCCGCGCGGTATGCGGTGTGCCCCGAATGCGGCGCATGGCTCGACTTGAAGCGCGTGCGGTTGGAGTACCTGCGCGGCGCGGGGCTCATGCACATCACGCGCACGCAGGCCGACGCCGCCCGATGGGTGCGGGAGAACACGGGTGTGAGCGTGACGGGCAAGGACTTGGCGAACTGGCGCAGCCGGGGCAAGATGCCGTCCACGCGGCGCATCGACCGGCATTATTGGGAGTGGAACATCATGGAGCTGTTGGCCTGTGCGCAGGATCGCGCCGAGCGCGACGGCGGCGACGTTTGAACGTGAGACGGTTTCGTGTTACGCTGTCGCGTGTAATCGGAGTATCGGAAAAGCCTGTCCCATCGGGGATGGGCTTTTTTCGTATCCGATCCCCTTGGATGGTTGGCCGAGCGGTCGAAGGCACCCGCTTGCTAGGCGGGCAGGCATGACAACCGACCTCATGCTTCGCGGGTCCGAATCCCGCACCATCCGCCAGCCGCCGCCGGCACCGTGCACAACCGGCGTATGCGGCACCCGAGAAACCACCACAGACAGACGCCTCGCCGGCGGTTCTTCCCTCTTCTTCCCGCCGGCGAGCGCAGTCTGTCGATCCGTACAAGCGTTCGATTGGAGGCGTGCGTGGGCAATCCGCGGTACAGCAATGGCTATCGCCGCCGGCGCGAGCGCGAGCGGTGGCGGCACATGCGGGCCGACTGCTACATCTGCCATCGGCCCATCGACTACGAGCTCAAGGCACCGCATCCATACAGCTTCGTCGTGGACGAGACCATCGCCCTGGCGCGCGGCGGCACGCTCACGCACGACAACAGCGGGCCCGCGCACCGATGGTGCAACGCCATCAAAGGCACGCACAGCCTGGCATGGGCGCGCGAGCGCGTCGCCCAGCTCATCGCCCAGGGCAAGGCCCCACAGCGCACAGAGCCAACCCAATCCGGGCCGATCCGATGCTCGGACTGGTTCGGGGGTGGGGAGTAGACCCCACCCGGCCCCGCCGGGGCGACCACGGGCAAAGCGCCGTTTTTCCCCCGGGCTTTTTTCCACACTTGAACGGAGGCCGTCTTGGTGTCCAGAACGTCGAAGACCCCTCGCTCGAAGAGCGCGTCGAAGTCCCATAGGGTCAGCAATGCCGCCGCTTCCGGGGATCGTCGCCGCCTCCTGGTGGCGATGCGCAACCTGATCGCCGAAAAGCTCGACGAAGGGTCGATAAGCTCACGCGACCTCGCGTCATTGACGAAACGGCTCGCGGACATGAGCGCCGAGATCGAGGCGATCGACAAGGCGTCGAACGGGCACGATCCGGCCATGCAGGCACTGGACACGGAGGACGAACGATTGGATGAACACGAGGATTGACGGGGCGAGCTGCCAGATCATCCCCGACGATTTGTACACGAGCGGAGAGCCGAGCCTCAACAGGCTCGCCGCAGCGGCGGGCGACCGGTTCGACGTCTGGCAGCGGCAGATCAACCGGATCATCCTCGCGAAAAGCGCCGACGGCTTCTGGAGCGCCCGCAACACGGTGCTGTCGATCCCGCGCCAGACCGGCAAGACCTACGACATCGGCTGGGTCGCGATCCACCGCGCCGCCCGAACCCCCGGCATGCGCGTCGTGTGGACGGCCCAGCACTTCAGCGTCATCAAGGACACGTTCGAAAGCCTGTGCGCGATCGTCCTGCGCCCCGAAATGAGCGGTCTCGTTGACCCCGACCACGGCATATCCCTGGCCGCCGGCAAGGAGGAAATACGCTTCCGCAACGGGTCGCGCATCTTCTTCCGCGCGCGAGAACGCGGCGCATTGCGAGGCGTCAAGAAGATCGCCCTGCTCGTCATCGACGAGGCCCAGCACCTGTCCGACTCGGCGATGGCGTCGATGCTGCCGACCCAGAACCGCGCCTGGAACCCCCAGACCATCTACATGGGCACCCCGCCCGGGCCAAGGGACAACGGCGAAGCGTTCACCCGCCTGAGGGACAAAGCGCGCGCCGGCCGCACCCACAGCACCCTCTACGTCGAATTCACCGCAGACCGCGACGCCGACCCCCTCGACCGCCAGCAATGGAGGAAAGCCAACCCCAGCTACCCGTCCCACACCAGCGACGAATCCATCGCCAACCTGTGGGAAAACCTCACCGGCGACGACTTCCGGCGCGAGGCCCTCGGCATCTGGGACGAACACGCCCTCAGCCAAGCCATCGACCGCCGCCAATGGGAGGAAGCCACCATCGAGCGCCGCCGCCCCGGCGGCGTCATGAGCTTCGGCATCGACATGAACCCCCAACGCACACGCCTGACCATCGGCGCATGCATGCGATACGACGACAACACCGCCCACATCGAACTCGCCGAATACAGGGACACCAACCAAGATGGCACCATGTGGGCCGTCAACCTCATCGACAAGGTCTGGGAACAAACCGCCAGCCTCGTCATCGACGGGCAAAGCCCCGCCACCGCGCTCCTGCCCGACCTCGCCCAGGCCGGCGTCACCGTCACCGTCACCGCCGCCACCGACATGGGCCGCGCCTGCGGCCGCCTCCAGGACATGCTCAGAGACGGCACCCTCACCCACCTGCCCGAAGACGGCCAACAACCACTCTGGCAAGCCGCCAACAAAGCCACCACACGCCCCATCGGCAAAAACGGACTCTTCGGATGGAACCGACCCGACGACGACACCGACATCAGCCCACTCAACGCCGTCACCCTCGCCCTCCACGGGGCCATGACCACCAGAAGAGACCCCACCCAAGAAACGGAGACATGGTTCTAATGCCCGCCACCGACCACAACGGCCTCGCCATCACCAACCCCGCCACCCAAGACGCCTACCTCGCCGTCCAATCCGCCAACATCACCCGCATCAAAGGCGTCGAAGACGACGACATGCCCACCATCCAAAAACTCCTCACAACATGGCGCGACCACTACGCACGCAACATGCTGAGAGCCGAATACTACCAAGCCCGATACCGATACAACGGCGTCGCCTACAGCATCCCCAAACAAATGCGCGCCCTCGCCAAACCGATGATCGGATGGCCCAACAAAGCAGTCCGAGCGCTCGCCGACCTCAACGTGTTCGAGGGCTTCGACGCGCCCGACCCGCTGCAGGCGCAGGTGGACGAGCTCGTGGACGACAACGCATGGGACACCGACGTCTCCGAGGCGATCACCAGCGCCTACATCCACGGATGCAGCTTCATCACCGTGTGCGAAGACCCCGACGAACCCGGCCGCATCCTCATGCTGCCCCGCTCGGCCGACTGGAGCGCGGGCATCTGGGACCGCCGACGCCGCCGCCTCGGCTCGGCCTTGACCATCACCGACAAGGACGACAGAACCGGGCGCATCACCGCATTCACCGCATGGCTGCCCGGCAAGGTCTACGAAATCGACGACAGCGAAGGCCAGTGGACGGCGCGGACGATCGAAACCCACCTCGACCGGCCAAGCGTCGTGCCCCTCGTCAACGACGCCCAGTCCTACCATCCGCTGGGCAACAGCCGCATCACCCGCACGCTCATGAACCTGACCGACTTCGGCCTGCGAACCATGGTGCGCATGGAGGCCACCGCCGAATTCTATGCAGCCCCCCGCGTGTGGTTCATCGGAGCGTCGAAGAAGTTCACCGACGACACATGGAGCAGCATCGTGAGCGTCATGAACGGCATGCCCGCCAACAAGAACGGCGACAAGCCCACCATGCAGCAGCTCCAGCAGGCATCCATGACCCCGCACGCCGACATGCTGCGCACCATCGCCCTCATGGTCAGCTCCGAAACCGACATCCCCGTCAACGACCTCGGCATCACCATGGACAACCCCGCCAGCGCCGAAGCCATGGCCGAAGCCGAACGCAAACTGTCCCGCACCGCCGACCGGCAAAACAAACGCTTCGGCCGCGCGTTGAAGGAAGCCATGAGCATCGCACTGGCCTATCAGGGCGCAGACCCCGACGCATTGCGCGAACTGCGACCCATCTGGGCACCGGTCAAGGAAACCAGCGACGCCGCCCGCGCCGACTGGTACCAGAAGGTCGCATCCACCAACCCCGCCTTCGCCGACAGCGACGTGGGACTCACCCGCGCCGGCCTGACATGGGACGAGATCAAGGCCCACCGGGCCTACGAACGCCAGCAGCGCACGCAGCAATCCATCGACGAGCTCAGGGCCAAACTGACGATCGCCAAGACCGACGGCAAGGAGGCCGAAGCCAATGAGCAGCAAACCGGCCAACCTGCCGCTGAACAACCTCACTCCACAGCAGCGCCAAGCATTCCAAACCCATCTTGACGACCTCTGGGACGACTATCAGGACGCGCTCGCCGACCTGTCCCTTGAGGCCAAGCAGCTCGCGGCCGGAGTTGCGTGGGACAATTTTGAAGACCCGCTGCACTACCTTCGCACGGAAGTGTTCGAGACCTACGCGGATCGCGCCAACCAAGTCGCCAACGACTACTATGACGCGGTGCGCTCCGCATGGGCAGAAGCCGCCGGCGTCGACCTGCCGGCCTACACGCCATCCCGAGTGAGCGCGGATCGCGCCTTCTGGCAGATCGTCGGAGGATACAACAGCACCGACCACGTCGGACTCAAATTCGTGGACGTCATCAACCACCACAGTCGCGCTGGGCTGACGATGGACGACCTATGGGCCATGAAGACCGACGGATACGGACAAGACGAATGGATGAACCTCGCCGCCGACATCGTGGGCGTCACAGCACGACTCACGGCCAAATTCAACGGCGAGCACGATCCCTCGCAACCGCGCTACGCCCGCGTTCCGGTCGGCCCGACCTGCGCGTTCTGCATCCTCATGGCCTCGCGAGGCTTCGTCTACTGGAGCGAGGAAAAGGCCGGCGGACGGGACAATCGATATCACAAGAACGACGACTGCCGCATCGTATCCAGTTGGGGAGAAGCCCACGTCAAAGGCTACGACCCGGAAGGCATGAAAGCCCGATACCTGCAATGCCGCAAGACGATCGCCGGCATGCTCAATCGCGACGAATATGGAAAATACGTCGCCCGTATGAAGGACGCAGGTAAAGACGAAGACGAGATAGACGACTACAACCTGTGGACGACGCATCGCATCACCGAGGAAATGAGCCAGCGCGACCGTCGATGGCTGTACGACGGCACCACGCCGGAACCCTCCGTGGAAAGCGCAAGGGCGTGGTCCGAACTTCAGAAGCACGAACGCAAAACGCTCGACGCCCTCAAAGACAACGGGTTTGCCGTGACAGTGCGCGAAAGAAGCGACAAACAAGGCGTGAAGACATCAGACGCCATCATCAACGGTAAACGAGTGGACTTCAAAGCGCCGGAAGGACACGGCAAAAACACCATAGACCAGCTTCTCCGATCCGCAGCCCGCCAAGGAGACGCCGCAGTCATTCATCTGCAAAAGGAAAGAACGGAACTGGACGCCGAAGCCTGCAAAGACTACATACGGTCATCGCTTCGACGCAGACGTCTCGACTACGTTCTGCTCATCGACTACGACGGGAACATCGTCAGGGTCGAACGCGATACGGAAACGGCTTCTCACTCCCAGAGCCAATAACGGGTTCGAGGTAGAGAAGCCAAGACAATTCCAGTCTAACAGATTTTCAGCCACCCGCACGGGCGGCTTTTTTAATGCCCGGAAAGGGCTCAACCACAAGGAGAACAACCATGTTCCTCACCCCCACACCCCATCACATCCGATTCGTCGCGGCCCCGCCGGAAGGCGGCGAGTCCACCGGCGGCACCGGGCAACCGCCGGCATCGGCCGGCACGGAGAACGCCGGCGATCCGATCGACTGGGAAGCCAAATACAAGGAAGCGCTCGGCCACTCGCGCGACTGGGAAAAGAAAGCGAAGGCCAACAAGGCCGCCGCCGACGAGCTGGAAAAGCTCAAGGAATCCCAAATGAGCGAAACCGAGAAGGCCGCCAAGCGCACGCAGGAACTCGAAGCGCAGGTAGCCGCCTACAAAGCCAAGGAACAGCAGGCCGACTGGAAGGCGCAGGTGTCGGCCGAGACCGGCGTACCCGCCGACGTGATCGAAGGCGACAGCCTCGAAGCCATGCAATCGCACGCCAAGCGCATCCACGAGCTGCTCAACCCCAAACCCAAGGCCCCGGCCGTGCACGGCGCTGACCGCCAGCCGTCCGGCAAAGGCCCGAACGAGAGCATGGTCAACTACCTGCGCAACCTCGGCCTCTAACCGGCCAACACCTCCTCACCCCTCATCTGAAAGGAAACCATCATCATGGCACTCGATACCAGCAAGGTGTTGCTCCCCAAGGAAGTAGCCACCGTCATCACCAAGCGCGCCAAGGACACCAGCACCATCGCCGCACTGTCCCCGAGCGAACCCCAGCTCTTCCTCGACAAGGACTACATGGTCTTCACCGGCAATTCCGAAGCCGAGGTCGTCGCCGAAGGCGCGCAGAAGTCCAGCTACGAGGAAACCCTCACCCCGGTCGTCGGCAAGCGCTTCAAGGTGCAGACCACCACCCGCCTCAGCAACGAGCTCCAGTGGGCCGACGACGACGCCAAACTGGAGATCATCAGCAAGATCCAGGCAGACCAGGCCGCCGCGATGGGCCGCGTCCTCGACTACGTCGTCTACCACGCCTTCGACCCCAAGAAGAAAACGACCCTCGAAGGCTTCAACGCGCTCGCCAAAACAGCGGTCGGCGTGCCGGCCACCGACGATCGCGTCGCCGACATCGACAGCCTCGCCGAGGCCGTCAGCGACGAGTACGACATCAACGGCATCGCCCTGTCCAAGACCATGGCGAACGAGCTGCGCAAGATCCGCGTTCCCTCCACCGGCCAGCGCTTCTACCCGGAGATCCCGATCAGCCTCCAGGTCGGCAACCTCGACGGCATCCCGGCCGCCACGTCCGGCACGGTCAACGGCCGGCTCGTCACCCCGGCGACCGGCATCCTCGCCTTCCTCGGCGACTTCCGCCTCATCAAGTGGGGCATGGTGCGCGACATCTGGAGCGAGATCATCGAATACGGCGACCCCGACAACACCGGCAAGGACCTCAAGGGCGTCAACCAGATCGCCTACCGCACCGAGGCCATGTACAGCTACGCGATCCTCGACCCCAAGGGCATCGCCGTGCTCAAGAAGTCCACATCCTCCGTCAAGGCGAGCAAGTGATGGCCGCGCCCCTCACCCAGACGCTCGTAGTACAGGAACACGACGAGGCCGACGAGACCGGCCTGTCCATTCCCGTGCGTCTGGTAAAGCCCGACGGCACCCCGTTCGCCGAAGGCGTCGCCACCATCGCATGGTCGGCCATCACCGGCAAGCCGTCTACGTTCACGCCGCCCGCGCCGACCGCCGGCGCGCGCGGCGGCGTGCTCCAGCAGGCGGCCGAAGCGCAGCTCGCCGCCAGCGCCGACTCGGCGGCCATCATCGCGAAGGTCAACTCCACGCTGACCAAGCTCAAGGCCGCCGGCATCCTCGCCTAAGGAGACCCCGCATGGACGGATACCCCAGCACCCCGCTCAACCTGTCCGACGGCACAACCGTGACGCAGGCCGGCGGGGGAGAGGACGAAACGGACGACGAGAAGCCGTTCGCGCAGGTCGGCGACCTCGAAGCCCGATGGCACGCGCTCACCGGCGACGAACGAACCCGCGCCGAGACGCTGCTGCAGGACGCGAGCGACCTGATCCGCACCACATGCCCCCAATGGGCCAACGCCAAGCCGGCCACGTTGAAGCGCATCGCCTGCATGGCCGTCAAACGAGCCATGCAGGCCGGCCCCGACATGTCGGGCGTGACCCAGTCCACCCAGACGGCCGGCAGCTACAGCGAAAGCCTGAGCTACGCCAACCCCGCCGGCGACCTCTACCTCACCACGAGCGAGAAGGAAGCCTTGGGCGGCGACGGCGAGGCATGGTCCTACGACATGGCCGGAGGCGCGGCATGAGAGGCGAGACCATCACCCTCATCCACCGCGTCAAAGCCGGCGAGGACCCCGGCGGCGGCATCATCTGGAACACCCGCGAGGAACAGGTGGACGACGTGCTCATACAGGACGGCAGCCAGTCGAACTCCACCGACCCCACCCGCCCCGACGGCATCCGCACCGCCAAAACCATCCACATGCCCCGCGCATGGCCCTACCGGAGCCTGCGCGGTGCCAAGGCGAGAATCGACGGCGTCGAATACACCGTGATCGGAGACCCCCGCCCCTACACGGGCGGCATCACCCCGACCCGATGGAACCTCACCGTCGAACTCGCCGACACCAGAGGATAGGAGACCGGCACATGGCAAAGGTAAAACTCAACCTCGCCGGCTTCCGCCAAGTCCGCCAATCCGCACCCATCCAGCAGGCCATCGACCAACAGGCCACGCTCATCGCCGCCCGCGCCAACAGCATGGCACAGGTCAAGGGCGCGACCTACGAGGCCGCAACCCATGTCAGCACCCCCAAAGGCAGCGTCGCGCTCGCCACGACCGGGCACGGCTCCGAAGGCAACGTGAATGCGATGGTGGACAACGCGAAACACAACACGCTGCTCAAGGCGGTGAAACGGCGATGAGCCTCAACCTCGAAAAAACGGTCAAGGACTGGATCGACGCCGACCCCGACGGCGACGGCCTGACCGCATACCTCGAAGTGCCCGCCGACCGGCCCAAACGGCTCGTCACCATCGAGCGCGTCGGCGGCAGCGAACTCGAATACAGCAGCCACCCCATCCTCGCCGTGCAGGTATGGGCGGAAAGCCGATGGCAGGCCGCCCAGCTCGCCACCGGCACGCTGCTGCCTCGACTGCTCGACCTCGACCTGCTCGACCCCATCGCCGCCGTCAGCGTGGAAAGCGTCATCGACTTGCCTGACCCCGGCCCGCCGCCCCAACCCCGATACCAGATCACCATCCAGCTCGACGCCGCCACCCAATAAGACGACGCCGCACCATCCGAAAGGCACCATCATGGCCGAAACCAACCACAACAACAAGAAAAACGTCAGCCTCGGCAAGCCCAAGAAGACCGGCTGCCTCTACTACGCGCCCGCCGGCACCGCACTGCCGACCGACGCCACCACCGCTCTGCCGACAACCTACACCTGCGTCGGCTACCTGTCGGAGGACGGCGTCACCAACGCCACCGACACCGACACCACCGACATCAACGAGATGGGCGGCATCAAGGTGCTGTCCGAGATCAGCGGCTACGGCGAGACATGGCAGTTCAACATGATCGAAACCAACGAAGCCAGCCTCAAACTGCGTTTCGGCACCGCGAACGTCACCGGCACCGCAGACAAGCTCACCGTCTACCACGCCATCCCGTCCGGCGAAAGCCTCGTGCTCGTGTTCGAGATCGCCATGACCGGCAACCGCGTCAAGCGCATCGTCGTCGCCGACGGCACCATCACCGAATTCGACGACACCACCTACAGCGCCGGCGACGCCATCGGCTACGGCGTGACCATGAGCGCCAACCCGAGCGACCTCATCAACGGAGCCACCAGCGTCGAATACATCGCCAAAGTCACCACCGCCTCGCTCAGCAAGTGATCCCACCCCGCGCCCGCCGTCCGGCTGGCGCACCCTTCCACCCTGAAAGGACACGAATATGGCAGCCAAGCAGCCGCAGGACCACAAGACCCCGAAAAACCAGCCCAGGACCGTCGAGGCCATGGGCGTCACCGTCACCGTCGGCCCCGCGATCTTCAACGACCTCGACATGGTCGAATACCTCTACGACCTCCAGAACGCGCAGGAAGGCGACGGCAGCGGCGCGTTCGCCATCGTCCCCTTCCTCAAGAAGCTGTGCGGCGACCAGTACACGGCGATGAAGGACGCGCTGCGCGACCCCGACACCGGCCGCGTGAGCATCGACAAGGTCAGCGACTTCATCGCCCAGCTCCTCGAACAGGTCGCCCCAAACTCCTGACGCTCATAGGAATGCTCGCCACAGCGCCCGACGCGCTCGAAGCGGACTTCCAGCGTTTCTATGGGCTCAACCCCGACCTCATATGGACGGGCGAACTGCCCGCCGACCGGGCGGCCGCACTGGCCGCCAACCTGCCCCGTCAGGCCATCATCTGGCAAAAACTCGACCCGCGCCTCGCATGGGACGACCAGACCTACCTCCTCGCCGACATCCGCGACAGCCTCGCGTTCCTCGCCTGGACGAAAACCAAGGAAGCCTCACGCAAGGGCGCGCGCTGGCGCGGACAGCTCCAACGCCCCGGCACCGTCCGGCACGAAGCCACGGGCGGCGAGGCCGTGGCGATGGACGACGAACAACTGGCCGCATACCTGGCCGCACCGCGCACCACCATCAGGGAGGCATAGCATGGCAATCGAGATCGCCACCGCGTTCGTGCAGGTCGTGCCCAGCATGAAGGGCGTCGGCAAGGCCATCGAATCGGCGTTCGGCAGCGCATCGGAAACCGCCGGCAACACCGCCGGAATCAAAGCCGGCAACGGCTTCGCCGGCGGCTTCGGCGCGAAACTCGGCGTCATCACCGGCATCGCGCAAAGCGTCGCGGGCAAGGCCATCGAAGCGTTCATGGGCCTGTCCGGCGAGATCACCAGCGCCTCCGACAGCGCCCAGAAGTTCGCCAGCACCCTGAACTTCGCCGGCGTCAGCGAGAAGCAGATCAAACGACTCACCGCCAGCACGCAGGACTACGCCGACAAGACCGTCTACGACCTCAACGACATCCGCAACACCACCGCCCAGCTCGCCGCCAACGGCGTGCCCAACTACGACAGGCTCGCCGAAGCCGCAGGCAACCTCAACGCCGTCGCCGGCGGCTCGGCCGACACGTTCAAAAGCGTGGCGATGGTATTGACGCAGACCGCCGGCCAGGGAAAACTCACGACAGAGAACTGGAACCAGCTCTCGGACGCGATCCCCGGCGCGAGCGGCAAGATCCAGCAGGCGCTCAGGGAGGCCGGGGCCTACACCGGCAACTTCCGCGACGCGATGGCCGACGGGCAGATCACCGCGCAGGAATTCAACGACGCGATCATGTCCCTGGGCTTCACCGACGCCGCCGTGGAAGCCGCCACATCCGCCAGCACCATCGAGGGAGCCACCGGCAACCTCGAAGCCGCGTTCGTCAAGCTCGGCGCGAGCGTGCTCGACAGCGTCAAACCCGCCATCACCGGCGGCATGAGCTGGATCGCCGACGGCGTCACCAACGCCGTGCCCGTCGTTCAGGCAGGCATCCAAGGCGTCATCGGCTGGTTCCAGCGCCTCTACTCCAAACTGGAGGAAAACGACGCGATCGTCGCGTTCAAGAGCGCATGGGACACCATCAGGGACGCGATCATGGGCGTCGTCAACATGGTCATCGACTGGGCGCACATGATCCCTCCCGACGGCCTCGCCAACGGCATCAAACTCGTCGCCGACACGCTCAACTGGTTCGTCCAGCACGGCAAGGAACTCGCGCCCATCATCATCGGCATCGGCACAGCGTTCGCCGCAGTCAAGGGCTATCAGGCGCTCAACAGCGGCCTGCAGGCACTCACCGGCACCATGACTACGGTGACGACCGCAGCCAAGGGCGTCAGCAACGGCATCATGCTCATGATGGACTTGGGCGGCCCCGTCGCCATGCTCAAACAGATGGCCGGAGGGCTGAGCCTCGTCAAGACCGCACAGACCGCCTGGAGCACGGCCACGAAGATGGCGACCGCCGTGCAGGGCGCGTTCAACGCCGTCATAGCCGCCAACCCCATCGGCGCGATCGTCGTCGCCGTCGCGGCCGTCGTGGCCGCGCTCGTCTGGTTCTTCACCCAGACCGAGGTAGGCCGCAAGGCATGGGCCGCGTTCACCTCATGGCTGTCCGAGACATGGGCCGCGCTCGTGGAGGGCGCCAAGGCGATATGGAACGGGCTCGGCGAATTCCTCGCCAACCTATGGGCGACGATCACCGGCGGCGTGCAATCCGCATGGAACGGCATCGCCGGCTTCTTCACGGGCCTATGGCAGACGATCAGCGGCGGCGTCACCGGCGCATGGACGTCGATCACCACGTTCCTGTCCGGCGTGTGGACCGGCATCAGCACGACCGCCACGACGATATTCAACGGGATACGCGACTTCATCGTCAACGTGTTCACCGTGATCGGCGCGCTCATCGTCGCACCCTTGCAGGCGATCCGGAACGGCATCAACACCGTGTTCGGCTGGATACTCTCGTTCATCACCCAGCAGATGAACAGCACGAACACCGTATGGAGCACCATCTGGACGGCGATCTACAACGTCGTCAACACGATCTTCACGCTTATCAGCGGCTACATCTCGACCGTGGTGAACGCGATCCACACCGTCATCGTCGTGTTCCTCAGCCTCCTCAAGGGAGACTGGCAAGGCGCATGGGACGCAATCAAATCGTTCTTCACGGCCACATGGGACGGCATCAAAGCGTTCCTGTCGAACACCCTCGACGCAATCAAGACCGTCTGGACCACCGTATGGACCGCCATCAGCACGTTCTTCACCGACGTATGGAACAAGATCGTCGCGTTCTTCACGCCGATCATCAACGGCATCAGGAACACGATCGGCAGCGTCCTCAACGCGATCGCCGGCGTGTGGACGAGCATCTGGAACGCGGTCAAGTCCGTCGCGTCCACCATCTGGAACGCGATCAGCGGCGTGGTGTCCACATACATCCAGAATGTGCGCAACACCATCTCGACCGTCCTGAACGCCATCAGCGGCGTATGGACGAGCGTATGGAACAGCGTCAGCTCGTTCCTTGGAAACATCTGGCACGGGATCACGTCGGCCGTGTCCAACGGCATCCAGAACGTGAGCAACACCGTCGGCCGCATCAAAAGCACCGTGCTCGGCGCGGTCGGCGGCGCCGGCCAATGGCTGTACGACACGGGTCGTCAGGTCATCAGCGGCCTCATCAACGGCATCGGCGGCGCGTTCCAATGGGTCAGGAACACGATCAGCAACCTCGGCAGCAGCCTCGTCGGCTGGGCCAAGAGCGTGCTCGGCATCCACAGCCCGTCACGCATCTTTAGGGACGAGGTCGGCAAATGGATACCCGCCGGCATGGCCCAGGGCATCGACAAGGCCAGCGGCCTCGTCGCCGACAGCATCGACGGACTGACCGACATGGTCCCGACCGTCAGCCTCAAGACCGACACCAGCCGACTCGAAACCCCGCTCGCATACCACGGCACCGTCAACGGCGGCCGGATCGCGTACACGATGGACGAACAGGCCGGCGAATACGCCACCAAACAGGACATCATCGACGCGATCGACGCGGCCCTCGCCGCCGGCATCACGCTCAACCTCAACGACCGTGGCGGCGAGGTCATGGCCGGCAAACTCGCCAAACCAATGAGCTACGAACTCAACAGCCTCGCCATGAGAGGCCGTTAAAACCAGAGAGGAAAGCATCATGCTCTACCAGCGACGCATGCGCCTGCCGCATGTCGAAGACCCCACGCTCAACGGCGTCCCGCTGGAGCGCATGATGTTCTCCCTCGCCGCCGACGGCATCACCATCGACGCCACCAAGCCCACAACCAGCACGCAGGACATGCCCGGCCGCGACGGACAACTCGACCTCACCCTCGAAGACCCCACCGGGGCCGCGTACATGGGCAACCGCGCCATCACGCTCAACCTGTACGCGATCGGCGGCGAAGACGACATCCTCGCCGCCAAAACCCGCCTCGCCGCCCTCGCCGGCACCATCGTCACGCTCTCATGGCGCAGCCTGCCCGGCGAATACCGAGGCCGCATGAGCCTCGGCGCATGGGCGGACAAATGGGCCGGCCCCCGCCAGATCGCCACGCTCGTCACCGTGAGCATCGACGCCCACCCCTACCTGATCGGCCGCGGCCGATCCATCGCGCTCAAAACGGGCGCGAACACGATCCACGTCAAAGGCAACCGGCCATGCTGGCCCACATGGACGCTCACCCCCGCCGCCAACGCCAAGACCGTCAGCATCAAGGACGCGCACGGCCACACCCTCGCCGTCGCGTCCACCACCGCCATCACCGGACGAATCAGCATCATCACCGACCCCGACCACCGGGAGCTGCGCGTCAACGGCAACCTCATGGCTCCGACCCTCGAATCCGACTACTTCCCCCTGCCGCCCGGCGTGCACACGCTCGCCCTCACCGGCTGCGCCGGCATCCTCACCTACCGGCCGCTCACCCTCATCTAGGAGACACGACCATGCGTTACATGATCTTCGACCGCTGGGGCAACCCGCTCGGCGACCTCCCATACGCCATCAAAGCCATCCGCACCAGAGCCACCGACGGCACCGACACCCTCGACATCACCACCATCGGCGAGATCAACAAGGACGAACGCATCGTGTTCAAGGACTCGATGGGCCGTTGGGCGGAATACCTGTGCCAGTCCACCCAGACCGCCCGCGCCGCAGGCATGCCCGTCACCGTCGCCTACTGCACCGGCAGCATCGCCGAACTCTCGCGCACCTATATCGAGGACAAACGCAACCGCAACGCGAACGCCAAAGCCTGCCTCGCCAAGGCATTGGAAGGCACCCGGTGGGCGGTCGGCACCGTCGAGACCGGCACCCTCACCGGCACGGCCGACCTCAGCTTCTACCACTGCACCGTCCTCGAAGCCGTCCAGAAGACCGCCGACACCTACGGGCTCGAAGTCCAGACCGAAGTCCAGCCCGACCCGACCGGCAACCGGATCGGCCGGCGCATCATCCACCTCGTCGAACACCGAGGCTCCGCCAACACCACGAAACGCTTCGAATACGGCAAAGACCTCACCCAAATCAAACGCGACATCGACAGCGGCGACGTCATCACCCGCCTCTACGGGTGGGGCAAAGGCATCGAACAAACCAACGACCAAGGCGAGGCCACCGGCGGATACAGCCGCAAAATCAGCTTCGCCGACGTCAACAACGGCAAACCCTACGTCCAAGACGACCAAGCGCTCGCCAACTGGGGCATACCCGGCCCCGACGGCACCAGACACCACAGCGAGGCAAGCGTGGACTTCCCGGACTGCGAAGACCCCCAGGAACTCCTAAACCTCACCAAAGCGGCGCTCAAGACCCGCGCCACGCCCGTCGTCTCCTACACGGCCGACGTGACCGCCCTCGGACAAGCCGGCCTCAGCGCGGAAGGCACGGACGTCGGCGACAGCGTGCAGATCATCGACACCAGCTTCGCCGCACCATTGCGCCTCGTCGGCCGCATCCTCCAGATCGAGGAAGACCTTGCCGGCAGCCTCGCCGACACCAAGATCACCCTCGGCAACATCCGGCAATCCTACACGCAGCGCCTCGCCGCCCAACAGCAGGCGCTCGACAAACTCGTCTCCAACTCCGGCGCATGGAACAGCGCCGCCGGCGGCACCGGCCCGTACATGAAGGACCTCATCGACCGTATCAACCAGATCATGAACGCCACCGGCGGATACACGTACCTCAAACCCGGCCAAGGCATCTACGTGTACGACAAGCCCGAAGACCAGAACCCCACCCAATGCATCCACATCGGCGGCGGCTACTGGCGCATCGCCGACCACAAAAAACCGAACGGGGACTGGGACTTCCGCGCGCTCGCCAACGGCAAAGGCATCTTCGCTGACACCGTGTTCACCGGCCGACTCTCCGACGCCGCCGGCCTGAACTATTGGGACATGGACACCGGCGAATTCAGCCTGTCCGCCCGCAGCACCATCGGAGGCAAGACCGCGCAGCAGTACGCCGACGGCGCGGTGTCCGACGCGAACTCGTACACCGACGCGGCCAAGCAGGCGGCGATCACCGAGGCCAAGCGTCAGGCCGACGCGGCCGATACGGCCAAGCTCGCGGAGGCGAGGAAGTACGCCGAGACCAAGGCCTCGGATGCGCTGACCGCCGCCAAGGCGCAGTCCAAATCGGACAGCGATGCCGCGAAGGCGGCGGCGCAGGCCTACGTGGACGCACTCGACGAATCTCTGGGCCAGCGCAGCATCTTCGACCGTCTGACCAACAACGGCAAGACGCAGGGCATCTACCTGTCCGGCGGACTGCTGTATCTGAACGCCACGTATATGAAGACCGGCGTATTGGATGCGGCGCTCGTCAAGGCCGGCCGTCTCACCGACAAAAAGGGCCTGAACTACTGGGATATGGACACCGGCGAATTCAGCCTGTCCGCCAATTCGACCATCAACGGCAACAAGGCGTCCAGCCTCGCCACCCAGACCCAAGCCCAGAAACTCGCCACGGACGCGCAGACCGCCGCCAAGACCTACGCCGACAGCGTGGGTGCCAGCACGCTCAACAGCGCGAAAAGCGACGCGACCGCCAAGGCCGACACGGCCCTGTCCGGCGCGAAGACCTACGCCGAGGCGATCATGGCCTACGGCAGCAACCTCGTGCGCAACCCGAACGGCAACCCCGACCACGACCTCGACAAGCTCGGCGCGAGCAAACTCACCAAGACAATGCCCGCCACACACCCCGAGGGCATCACGAGCGCGATCCACCTGGGCGGCGTGCGAGACACGAGCTTCGGATGGCTGCTCGACTCGTTCCGGGGCCACACGTTCCGCCTGTCCGGCTGGGCATACCGCAAGGCCGGCAATGTCACCAGCAGCTTAGGCATCTACTGGACGGACACCGGCAACGGCAACCATTGGCAGACCATCGCCAGAGCCGCCGCCGACGCGAACGGCTGGACATACGTGTCCGGCAGCTACACCGTGCCGTCCAACGCCAAGACCGCACGCCTGTGGATGCAGGTCGATCGCGACCCCGCCGCCGCATCCGACGCCGACTGGTACTGGACCGGCCTGCAATGCACCGACGAGACCGCCGCCCGCAGCTACGTGGACACCTTCGAAGGAGAACTCACCCAGACCTACATCTTCAACAAGCTCACCAACAACGGCCAAAAACAAGGCCTCTACCTGTCCAACGGACTGCTGTACATCAACGCCACCTATATGAAGACCGGCGTCATCACCGGCAAACGCTCCTACTGGAACCTCGACACCGGCCAGTTCGTCATGACCGACGCCAACGGCAACGAAACCGTCCACCTCGACGGGGACGGTGCCGACAACCTCCTGACCGGCACCTTCCGAACCGCCCGAACCGGCAACAGGGTGCAAATCAGCCCGAGTTTCAAACAGACCGAAATCTCCGGCACGGACTCCTTAGAAGGCGCAGGCATCCAGTTCTACCACGGAAGCGGCTCGTACCAGCACCCGTACATCGCGGTCGAGTCCACCACGCAGCAGGAGGGCGAAGTCAGCGCGCTCACGTTCAACGGCGGGCGGCGCGCGGAGCACGACCCCGGCGCGTTCGCCAGAATCGGCGAACGCAAGGCCGACGACAACACCACCAAGGTCGGCACCGTGTTTCTCGCCGCAGAAAAGGACTATGACTCGACCGATCCCAGCAGTAGGCGTGCCTACCTAAGTCTGTGGTCTCCCAAGACCGGGGACACGACCGCCACGCTCGCCGCGCGAGACCCCAATGGCCTGGTCGGAATCCAAGCCGACATCGACAGCGGATACCTGTACATGGGAGGCTTCCTCGGCGGCTTCTCCGGCGGGCGCTCCACCTTCCAAACCGTGTGGTGGGAAGGCCAAAACATCGGAGCCATGAAATACGCGCAATACACCATCACGTCCTCCAATCCCGCGAAATACGGGTCATACAAGGCGTTCGCCACAGTCGATCACCGGCAGGACGATCCCGGTCTGTTCGTGACCACCGTGTCCGACTGCACGGCAAGCGGTTGGAGCATCTGGGTGTACACGCCGCCGGAGCGTGTGGTCACCGCGGTGGACGCCAATTGGAACCGCAACACCAGCACCGGCGTCGTCTCCAACCTATCCATCACCACGAGGCATGCGTTCCTGTTCCAGGGCAACAAACCCTACCAGCTCCACACCATCGGATTCCTTAAGAAATAGGAGATTCCCTTGCAAGTCACCACCATCAACGGCCAGCCCACCCTCCTCATAGACCGACCCCTCACCACTGCCGACACCACCCCGCCGGCCGCAGTCACCGACGGAATGACCACCATCACCACCACCCCACCCACACCCGACATGCGCCACGACGCCATACCACTCGCCGCAATCGCATCATGGCGCACACTCCTCGGCATCGAAACCGACACCGAAGCCGTCGCCGCCATCCTCCACGTCCGAGACCACGGCGAACCAGACCCAGACCCCCAAACCAGCGAAACCGCATGGACAAGCGCCTACAACGCCATCGAAAAAGCCATCAACACCACCACCGCGCCCGCCGACAACACACCCGACGATCAGCTCACCGCCGGACGCAACAAAACGCGCGGACTGCTCGGCCTCCCACCCCTACCATCCGCCGCCACAACCATCGCATCCGCCGACGAAACGGACACCCCGACGACCATCGCGCTGCCGGACGGCGTCGAATCAACGGAACTCGGCAACCTCCTCGCAGACCACGCCGACGACATCAACGACGCCACCGACCGATTCATCGAATCACTCACCCAAACCAACGACGGAAAGGACCACGACTGATGGACGACAAAAACCTCTACCCGGCCATGATCGGCAAACTCCGCGAAATGATCGCCGACAGCACCATACAGATCGCCGCACTGCAAGCCCAGATCGACATACTCGCCAAGGAAAACCAACGACTCACCGACCAACTCAACAAGGACGACGACAATGGCAACGCTTGACAGCTTCCGCGAAGCCACAGGCGAACCCATCCAACTCGACCTCGCCAACGGATACATCGCAGACATCCGCCTCAACGCCGGCGACATCAACGGCCGCACCATCACCGTCGAACTCACCGACAACGGCACCCCCATCACCAGCACCGACGGAATCACCTGCGCGCTCGCCTACAACACCGCGCCCGGCAGCGGGCTGGGCGACCGCGTGAGCATGCCGGCAGTGTTCGGCACCACCACGGCCACGTACCGCGTCGCCGTGCCGCGCAAGGCGTTGCAGCGCGCCGGCGCGATCCTCATGGGCATCGAGGTCAGCGTCAACGGCACGAAGACTTGTTCGCGCAACTTCCACGGCATCGTCGAACGGGCCGTGTTCGACGCGACCGCGCCCGACGCGCAGGATCAGATGGGTGTGCTCGACAAGCTCATAGACGACGCGACCACGGCCATCAACAAGGCCGTCAGCGCGGCCGGCGAAGCCAAGGACGCCGCAGACGCGGCACGCACCAGCGTGATCGAATACCGGCAGCTCTCCGACGACTGCAAGGC